GTTGGGAAGATTTAGGTGGTCCTACTCCAGAAAATTATCGTTCAGACGACGATTCAGCAAAGCTAAAAGATGCCGCATCTCCTTTAGCTCAAGTAAAAAATGTCGTTAATAAAGGTGCAAAGGGTGCCGATCCTATGCCAGCGGCAATTGTTGGCAAAAAAGCCAGCTATGGTGAAGAAACAGAAACTGAAGATGAGGAGTTAATCTCCGAAGCAGAATCTGAAGAAGATGAAGAAGAAGATGATGAAGATGAAAATACATCTTCCAAGAAAAAGGCAAAGAAGGAAAAAGATGATGAAGATGAAGTGAAGGAAGAAGTTGAAGAAGAAGGTGAAGATGTAGAAGATGAAGAGGAAGAAGAAATTGACATCGAAGAAGATGTCAGAGCTCTTCTAGAAGGTGAAGACCTTTCAGAAGAGTTTCAAGAAAAAGCACGTGTTATTTTTGAAGCTGCGATTAGATCAAAAGTTTTAGAAATTAAAGAAGAATTACGTGCTTCATATGAAGATGCATTAATTGAAGAAGTTCAATTAATCAAAGAAGAGCTTACTGATCGTGTTGATGCATACCTTGAGTATGTTGCTGATGAGTGGATTCAAGAGAATGCACTTGCAGTTGAGCACGGTCTTAAGACTGAAATGACCGAATCATTCCTACAAGGAATGAAGGGTCTTTTTGAAGATCATTATGTAACAATCCCTGAAGATAGATATGATGTAATCGAGAGTATGGTAGATAAACTTGATGAAATGGAAACAAAACTCAACGAGCAAATCGATAGAAACGTTGCTCTAAAGAAAAGATTAGCAGAGTCAGTTGCAGATGTAATTTTTGCAGAAGTATCTGAGGGTCTCGCACTTTCTCAGAAGGATAAACTCGCTTCTCTTGCTGAAAATGTTGAGTTTGAAAGTGAAGAAAACTATCGTGAGAAACTAGTTACTTTAAGAGAATCTTATTTCTCTTCAAGAGTGTCTAGTGCTCAAAGAGATGACTCTGAGAACTTGTCTGAAAGCACAGATGTCCAAAATATCCAACCTCAAGTAGGTGGAATTATGGAAGCATATCTTCAGACTCTTGGCAGAGTTTCCAAAAAGTGATTTCTAAATTATAAAAATTCAAACTAACAATTTTAAAAAGAGGTAAAAACAATGCAAGGGTTCAACACCGAACTATTGCAGGAGAAGTGGGCTCCTATTCTAGACTATCAAGGTATGGATCCAATTAGGGATTCACATCGTAGAGCCGTAACCGCTGTCCTGCTAGAAAACCAAGAAAGAACTCTCCGCGAAGAGCGTGAGTTCCTTTCAGAATCACCAACCATGAACACTGGTTCATCTGGTGCAACCGCTGGTTTTAGTGCTAATGCAACTCCAGCGGGTCCTGTTGCAGGTTTCGATCCTGTTCTAATCAGCCTTATTCGCCGTTCGATGCCTAACTTGGTCGCTTATGACCTCGCTGGCGTTCAACCAATGAACGGTCCTACTGGACTCATCTTTGCGATGCGTTCAAGATATAATGGTCCTGCCATTACAAACGACGAAGCATTCTTCAACGAACCAGATTCAGGTTTCTCCGCTGTTGGTAGTGATCGTACTTCTGGTGCGGTTGGAAATCCATACGTAGCAAACTCTGATGGTACAACAGTTGGTTTTGGTACAACTGGAGCACAAGCAGGATCAAACCCAGGTCTCTTAAGTCCAGATAGTAACACCACACAAGCTGGTTATACAGTTGGTCGTGGTATGGACACCGAAGATGCTGAATCACTAGGTGAGACCAACGGAGCACAGTTCAATCAGATGGGCTTCTCAATCGAGAAGATCACTGTTACTGCTAAGTCACGTGCTCTGAAAGCAGAATACAGCCTTGAGCTTGCACAAGACCTTAAGGCAATCCACGGTTTAAACGCAGAAGCAGAACTCGCTAATATTCTTTCTAGCGAAATTCTTGCTGAAATCAACCGCGAAGTTATCAGAACAATCTATAAGGTTGCTAAATCTGGTGCTCAACACAACGTTGCAACTGCTGGTAAGTTTGACCTTGATGTTGACTCAAACGGTCGTTGGTCTGTTGAGAAGTTTAAGGGTCTTATCTTCCAAATCGAGCGTGATGCTAATGCAATCGCTCAAGAAACCCGTAGAGGAAAGGGTAACATGATCCTCTGCTCGGCTGACGTTGCTTCGGCACTCACCATGGCAGGCGTTCTCGATTACACCCCTGCTCTTAACGCAAATCTTCAAGTTGATGATACTGGCAATACCTTTGCTGGTGTTCTTCAAGGTAAGTATCGCGTTTATATCGACCCATATTCGGGCGGTACTAACCCTAACGGATCTGGCACTGGTGGTCAGTATTACGTTGTTGGTTATAAGGGTTCTTCACCTTATGACGCAGGTCTCTTCTACTGCCCATATGTTCCTCTCCAAATGGTTCGTGCCGTTGGTGAGAACACCTTCCAGCCCAAGATTGGCTTTAAGACCCGTTACGGTCTTGTTGCTAACCCATTCGCTGAAGGAACAAACCAGGGTCTTGGTAAACTTAATGTTAATAGCAACCGCTATTACAGAAGAGTACAGGTTCTCAATCTTATGTGATCCACATTCACATACTTTCAGAGGGTCTTCGGACCCTCTTTTTTTATCTAAATAAAAATAAAAATGGCGAATACTGTTTTTAGTAATCAAATACAGAATAGAAACTTTTTATCTCCAGTAGGATTTAAATTTACGCTACAAAAATATCCTAAAGTTTCTTTCTTTTCTAACGGATGTAGAATTCCAGATATTACTTTAAACACGGCAGTTCAAAGCAATTATTTTAAAGCGATTGATATTCCAGGTGATCAAGTTGTGTATGGAGATTTTTATTTGAGATTTCTTGTGGATGAAGATATGTCAAATTATATGGCAATACACAATTGGATAACCGCATTAGGATTTCCAGAATCTCATGAGCAATTTAAAAAATTAATTACCGATGAAAACGGGACAGAAGATCCAAAATTACAATTTAGTAATGGTACTTTACAAATATTAAATAGCAATTATAGAACAACTGCAAATGTTGTTTTTAGAGGGTTATACCCAGTTTCATTAACTTCATTAGAATTTGAAGCAACTGATACTGATATTAATTACTTTACAGCAGAAGCAACTTTCAAGTATACTATGTACAATATATTTGACAAAAATAATAAACTATTATGAACCTTGAACAAATTCAGGAAATGTGGGAAAAAGATTCTGTAATTGATCCTGATAATTTACATGATGAGTCTTTAAAAATACCCCAGTTACATTCAAAATATTATACAGTTTACAATACAGTAACTCTTTTGAGAGAAAAGGCAAGAGAAACATACAATAAAGTTAAATTAGAACGCTATAACTACTACACAGGAAAGGCACCAGTAGAGGTTTATGTAGAAGAACCGTTTCCGTATAAGGTTAGAGAAAAAGAAGCATTACAGAGGCATATGGATGCCGATGAGAGACTGAATAAAATAGATCTTAAAATTAGATACTATGATATTATGCTCAAATTTCTTGAAGAGATTATTAAAACCATCTCAAATAGAACTTTCCAGATCAAAAATGCTATTGAGTGGCATCGTTTCCAAGCAGGGTTTAATTGAGCAAATAAATACTCATAAGTAATATTATGAGTATATGACTCATTTGATAATTTCCAAAAAGAATGAGGTTTACCTACAAGTAAAGGCAGAACCTCATGTTTATTATGAACTGGCAGATCAATTTACTTTTGATGTACCAGGTGCGAAGTTTATGCCCCAGTTTCGCAACAAATACTGGGATGGAAAAATACGTCTATTTAATACCCAAACTGGAGAAATATACGTTGGATTATTAGATAAACTTATAAGATTTTGCGAAAATCACAATTATACTTATGAGTTTGTAGATAATAAATTCTATGGTCTTCCATTTGAAGTCAACGAAATGATTTCGAAGGAAGGTGTAAAAGATTATATGAATTCTATTTGCAAGTACTCTCCCCGCGAGTACCAAGTTGAGGGAGTATACGACGCTTTACGACATAATAGAAAGTTGCTGATATCACCAACTGCTTCTGGAAAGTCGTTGATGATATATTCAATTGTGAGATATTACGTTGAGAAAGGACAAAATACTCTGATAGTCGTTCCAACGACATCCCTTGTAGAGCAGATGTATAAAGATTTTGCAGATTATGGATGGGATGTGGGTTCATACTGCCACAAAATATACGCAGGTAAAGAAAGAGAAACAGACTCTCAGGTGATCATTACAACCTGGCAATCTATCTACAAACTTCCCCGACAATATTTTTCAAGATTTAATGTGGTAGTAGGAGATGAAGCACACCAGTTTAAATCAAAGTCATTAGTATCTATAATGACAAAACTTTCTGATGCAAAATATCGTTATGGTTTTACTGGAACTTTAGATGGTTCACAAACGCATAAGTGGGTTTTGGAGGGTTTATTTGGTCCTTCTTATAAGATTATTCGTACAGATGAATTAATGCAGAAGGGTCACGTTGCCAAACTGGATATTAATATTCTTCTATTGAAACACCCACCAAATAAATTTGAAACTTTTGAGGAAGAAGTTCAGTATATTATTAATCATGAGCGTAGAAATAAGTTTATTCGCAATCTTGCTCTTGATCTTAAAGGTAATACTTTAATTCTTTTTTCAAGAGTAGAAGGTCACGGACAACCATTATACGATCTCATAAATAATAGCATATCGGACAATCGCCATGTATTTTTTGTTCATGGTGGTGTAGATACGGAAGACCGAGAAAAGGTCAGAGAAATTACTGAAAAGGAAAATAATGCAATTATTGTGGCGTCCTATGGTACGTTTAGTACTGGAATTAACATTAAGAATTTACATAATGTTATTTTTGCTTCACCTTCGAAGTCTAGAATCCGCAATCTCCAATCAATTGGAAGAGTATTGAGAAAGAGCGATAACAAAACAAAAGCAACTTTGTATGATATTGCCGATGATATCAGTTATAAATCAAGAAAAAATTATACACTTAATCACTTAATAGAAAGAATTAAAGTTTATAATGAAGAAAACTTCAATTACGATATTGTAAACATACCAATTAAAAGCTAATGGGAGAAGAATTTTATAGCAGCATTAAATTAGTTAGTGGAGAAGAAATATTTTCATTGGTTTCAATTGATGAAAATGATGGAGATCCAATCATAGTGCTGCAAAACCCAGTTGTAATTAAAGTTATTACAAATCAGAATGGTCAAATGATAAAGATAAAACCTTGGATGGAAATTCCATCTGATGATTTCTTTATTATTAGATTGGATAAAATTATTACTATGACAGAAGTTAATAATGAACTTATAATAGATTGTTATAATAATTATATTGAAAGTGATGATGATGAAGTACTAACTACTAGCCCTAGTGGAAAAGTTAAGATATCGGATAGAATGGGATATCTGTCTTCAGTAGAAGAAGCCCGTAAAAAACTAGAAAGTATATTCAAGAATAATAAAGATCATAAAGAAGGCTAGATCTCATCTTCAAACCTAACAAAGGCATTCTACTTACTTTTTGGAGGTTTGTCAATAGTCCATAATAATGGTATAATAATGGTATAATAATAATTAATATTTTAAAATTAAAAACAAATGTTATGCCTAAAAAGAAATCAGAGCACTATGTAAATAATAAGGAGCTGCTAGAAGAAATTATTGTTTACCGATCAAAGTATCTCAAATCCAAAGAGAATGGGTTGGCAAAACCTCAAATATCAAATTATCTTGGCGACTGCTTTTTAAAAATTGCAACTCACTTATCATATAAACCGAACTTTGTAAATTACATGTTTCGTGAGGATATGATTTCTGATGGTGTAGAAAATTGTATTCAATATATTCATAATTTTGATCCTAACAAAAGTAGTAATCCTTTTGCTTATTTCACTCAAATTATTCATTATGCTTTTTTGAGAAGAATTCAAAAAGAAAAGAAACAGTTAGAAATAAAATCTAAAATTATTGAAAGAAGTGGATTTGATGAAGTGATGATGGT